CTTAAAAATTTCTCCGGAGGAGATTTTTAGGGAATGTTTTCCGGTTGACAGTGCTTGAAAGGGTTCATAAGGCTCATAAAAAGCTGGCCTCTTTGCTTATTCTCCTTTCAATGTGTACGTATAGATCTCATATCGCCTTGTGAACTCTTTTAAGCACTGTTGAAACCATTTAAAAGTATGGTGAAAGTCGTTTGAAAAGTTGAAATATTTAAGAGGAGTCGATAAATATGAAGTATTATGGCAAAGAACTTTATCACCATGGGATACTCGGTATGAAGTGGGGGGTCAGACGTTACCAGAAAACCAATGGAGCTTTGACCGCGGAAGGCAAAATGCGTTACCGTAAAAGCGACAGCTCGGTAACAAAAAAAGTAAAACAAGATAACAACATGAATAGGATTGCGCGTGGACGTGCTGAGGTTAATAGTAAACTGCAAAAGGCAAGAGCGGAAAAAGAGAGTAAGGCACAAATGAGGAAAAACTATTTGTTAAGATACGGTCAATGGAAATCGTCATGCAAGAAAAAATCAGGTTCGCCTAATAGTATATTCGACATAGACGATCCCGATTTGGTATCGCTCTACATTGACGATGAAGATTTCCGCAATGAATATGGAATTTCAGATGCCGATTATAAACGTTTCAAGAAATTAGATTTATAAAAATGCTGTGGAGGCGATCAATACGCAAAAGTCTGATAAAAATGCAAAGGGAAAACGCATTCGACCCGCTTTAACTCCCGAAGCAAGAGAAAACCAACTGATTTCTTTAGCGGTTGATCTCGCCGAGCAGCAGTTGCTTGACGGCACTGCATCTTCGCAGGTAATAACCCATTATCTGAAGCTTGGATCTACAAAGGAACGGCTTGAGAAGCAGATAATGGAGGAACAGAAGAAACTACTTGAAGCCAAGACAGAAGCTATACAATCCGCTAAGCGTGTGGAAGAACTGTATGCGAACGCTTTGAACGCTATGAAGAATTACAGCGGTCGAAGTGGTGACGAAGAAGATATTTAATAGGTTATAGACACTGTTTTTTACAGTGATTTATATACAAAAAAGACCGTATGCGCAACCATACAGTCTGAGAGTTTCTCCTTATTCAATTATTTCGGTTTGATGTGTGTTGAAAGTTAAGACTGAGATTAAGCGTTATATGAATAACACATTTTTCCGTTAACTTCTTTGATCTTGCTGTTTCGTAAGACAGCGTCAATAATCTTTTCAATCAATTTACCGATAAACGGAAAAATCTATCAAAAAAATAACTGACGGAGAAATTGTTTATTGCTCATTGACTCACCTCCCTTGGGAACCTCTTTGCTTTTTTATTATACATCACATACAGGAGGAGAGTCGATCGTGCAATGTACAAAAAGGAAACAATAATGAACCTTAATTACACAAAACTATTAAAGCTAAAAACTTTTGAGGAACGTTTCCGATATTTGCGGCTCGGTGGAAAAGTCGGAGCGGAAACCTTCGGCTTTGACCGATATGTTAATCAAAAGTTTTACAAATCCGCAGAGTGGAAAAGAGTTCGTGACAAAGTGATATTGCGTGACCATGGATGCGACTTGGGAGCGGAAGGTCACGATATTTTTGGCAGAATACTTATTCACCATATGAATCCGATTGCGGTAACGGACATCGAACGCTGCACGGATATTCTTTTGAATCCCGAGTATCTTATCTGCGTTTCTCATATTACACATAACGCTATTCACTACGGAGACGAGAGCTTGTTGGTAAAAGCTCCGATGGAGCGAAAACCGAATGACACTTGTCCGTGGAAAAAGGAGGTATAAATGGACAGAGAAAGCATACTTACATCTATAAAAAAGCTGTTAGGTATAGCGGAAGACTATACGCAGTTCGATACAGATTTAATCATACACATAAACACTGCTTTGTCGATTCTCACACAGATCGGAGTAGGTGATGAAAACCGGTATTCCATGGTCGACAAAAGCACAACATGGGATACGCTATTAGGCTATGAGTCAAAACTCGATATGGTTAAAACTTATGTGTATCTGAAAGTGAAAATCCTGTTTGATCCTCCGCAAAGCTCGGCTGTAATGGAGGCTATCAACAGGACAATAAGCGAGTTGGAATGGCGAATACTTGTGGCGACAGATCCAACGGAAAATGAGGAGGAAAATCAAAATGAGTAATACACTTTACCATCACGGAATAATGGGTATGAAGTGGGGTGTCAGACGTTACCAAAATCGGGATGGAACTTTGACTGCTGCCGGACGTAGACGGCTTGGTAATATGTCTGATAACGACATTGAAAGGTTAAATCGTGACAACGATCGAGTTCGATCTCATGCGCATCAGCAATCCGCTAACGATTACCGTGTAGCAGGCGTAGGATTACAGTCAGCGAGCAATATAGCGAGAAGCGGTGCTAACATCAGAAGGCAATCTAAGGAAGCAAAACGAGTAAAAGAAATGAACAAAATAGATCTGTCTCAAATGTCTGACGCTGAACTTCGAGAAGCCGTAAATAGATTAAACATGGAAAAAAGTTATAGATCCTTATCGACCGAGCAAATTATGACGGGTAGCGATTACCTTTCATCAGTATTGGCAATAACGGGAGATGTATTGGCGATAGGCGGTTCGATTGCGACCATTGCGCTTGCTATTCATCAGATTCGAAGCTAAAGAGAGATAACTATGAGCAGAAACGAACTATCTCATCACGGTATTCGAGGACAAAAGTGGGGTGAGCGTAACGGACCGCCTTATCCGCTTGATGACAAGGCGCATTCAAAATCCGAGAAAAAAGCAAAATGGAAATATTCTCTTAACCGCAATACAAACAGTGATTCTGTCCTTAAAAAGATTTCCGATTATTCGACTGCCTCGGGTCAACTTTCTTTTAAACAAAGAAAACGTAACGGGAATGCAAATAAAGCATCCTCAAAGACAACTTCTCCCTTGCAGGAGCGATTCGCATCGCCTTTTAAGAAAGCGGGTATCATGTCTTCGAACGGAATACATACAAGCGATATTCATGCAGTTAAGCTATTTACACCCAGACCATTAGGCGACAAGGGAATACGGATACAAACAGGTTCGATCGTACAGCACGTGATGTCGACTCCGACTAAGGACTTATCTGACCGCGATTATTTATTTGTTGCTGCGACCGAAGCCGATAAAAAGAATTACGGCGGCTTCTTTGCCGCTCTTACCAAGTATCGGAATAATGTTGATACCATGTATAAGATGAATATGACAGTGGTGAACGATCTTGTGTCACCATCTAAAAAAGAACGTGTGGACACTTTTATTGAGATTTATAAAGAAGACCCTGTCAGGGTGTCTCGTCAGCTTGCCGAATTCAACAAAAGAAATTATGCTGGACAATACAAAGAAACCGTTGACGAACTTGTAGATAAGTATAGCCATATGTCAATGCGGCAATTAAAAAACATGGGGTACTATACTTATGCAAATTCATGGTTTGACCCAGAAGCGGGTACTCTCGGAGATATGAGAGATAAGCTTGAGAGTCGAGGATACAACGCAATAATTGATGACAACGATAAACGCTCTTTTGTACAGTCCGAAGCGCCGCTTATTGTATTCAACATTATGGACAATCTTGGAGACATAAAGGTGACCGAGTTGACAACAAGTGAAATACGACGAAATATGCTTGATTGGCAGGACATGAAGCATTCGGACAAATAGAGAAATCAAAATGATAAAGAAGGAGTAATGTATGCCCCTATCAAACACCGCCACCCCGAAATACTACGGACAATTTCGTGAAGCCGTAATGCGTGGAGAAATCCCCGTCTGCGAAACCGTCTCATTAGAGATGAACCGCATAGACGAGCTTATCGCAAATCCGGGGATTTACTATGATCCCGAACCCGTAGAGGGCTGGATAAGATTTTGTGAGAACGAGCTTACCCTGACCGACGGCTCGGATTTGCATTTGCTCGATACATTTAAGCTGTGGGGCGAGCAGGTGTACGGATGGTATTATTTCGTTGAACGCTCCGTCTATGTTCCCAGCGAACACGGACACAGCGGCAGGTACGTTAATAAGCGAGTTAAGAAGCGACTCATCAACAAGCAGTACCTTATAGTTGCAAGAGGTGCGGCAAAAACCGTCTACGGAGAATGTCATCAAGCATACGGATTAACAGTCGACACCTCCACCACTCATCAGGTCACTACCGCTCCGACAATGAAGCAGGCAGAGGAGATACTGTCGCCGTTCAGAACAGCTATTGCAAGATCAAGAGGGCCGCTGTTTCAGTTCCTTACGGAAGGATCGTTACAGAATACCACCGGTTCAAGAGCAAACCGAACAAAACTTGCCTCGACCAAAAAAGGCGTTGAAAATTTTTTGACAAACTCTCTGCTTGAAGTACGTCCCATGAGTATCCCAAAACTGCAAGGTTTACAGAATAAGTATTCAACAGTCGATGAGTGGCTTTCGGGCGATATTCGAGAGGACGTAATCGGTGCTTTGGAACAGGGTGCTTCAAAAGTCAACGACTATCTTATCATAGCTATGAGTTCCGAGGGTACTGTTCGGAACGGGTCGGGTGACACAATCAAAATGGAGCTTATGGACATACTTAAGGGCGACTATATTAACCCTCATGTGTCTATATGGTGGTACAAGCTCGACTCTGTTGACGAAGTCGGAAAGCCCGAAATGTGGCTGAAAGCGAATCCAAATCTGGGAAAGACTGTAAGCTATGAAACGTATCAGCTGGACGTTGACAGAGCTGAAAAAGCCCCTGCCGCACGTAACGATATTCTTGCAAAAAGATTCGGTTTGCCTATGGAAGGTTATACCTATTACTTTACATACGAAGAAACTCTGCCGCACAGAAAAAGAGATTACTGGCAAATGCCCTGTGCGTTGGGTGCGGACTTATCGCAAGGCGATGACTTTTGTGCATTTACGTTTCTGTTTCCTTTACAGAACGGTGCGTTTGGTGTTAAAACCAGAAACTATATTTCTTCGCGAACATTAATGAAACTCCCCGCCGCTATGAGGTTGAAGTACGACCAATTCATGGCAGAAGGGAGTCTTATTGTTTTGGAGGGAACTGTTCTTGATATGACGGAAGTTTATGAGGACTTGGATAATCACATAAACGAATGCTGTTACGACGTTCGCTGCTTTGGGTTTGACCCATATAACGCAAAAGACTTTGTAGCACGCTGGGAACAGGAGAACGGTCCGTTCGGTATTGAGAAAGTTATACAGGGAGCAAAGACGGAATCCGTGCCGCTCGGAGAACTAAAGAAGCTCGCGGAGGATAGAATGTTGTACTTTGATGAAGAGTTAATGACGTTTGCTATGGGCAACTGTATTACTCTCGAAGACACAAACGGCAACAGAAAATTATTCAAGAAACGCTATGAGCAGAAAATAGACGCAGTGGCTGCTATGATGGACGCTTATGTTGCGTATAAAATCAACAGGGAGGCTTTTGACTAATGAAATACTATGGAAAAGAACTATACCACCACGGCGTCCAAGGCATGAAGTGGGGAGTTCGACGTTACCAGAATAAAAATGGCGGTCGGACTGTTTCGTCAGAAGGGCAGCATTACAAAAGCGGTAAAAAGAAAAGCATAATCGGAAAGAGGGAGCGAAAGGCATTCAAAATCGTTAAGGACGAAGCAATAGTTCCCGAACTCAAGAAAGCCGCCGTCGTCGCAGGAGTTACCGCTTTGGGTGCAGCGGTTGCGTATGCTTCTTTAAACCCCAAAATTAGAAGCACGACGTATAATCTTGTGAAGAAGGTTGCAAGGTCAAACACCGACAGCATTGCAAGATTTACCGATAACGGTATCAACTTTGTGCAAAGTGTTGTCAAATCACGACCTGCTCAGACAGCTATTAAGGTTGCGGGCGCAGTGGAAACCGGAAGAACGGCATACAAAGTACATAAGAGATTTCAGAACGAAGGAGTTTATAAAGACTATAACATCCGCTTTAAACGTCGTAAGAAAAAGACAACCCGTTAGAGATTGTTCCAATCAGGAGGGATGGATATCTGGCATTACAATTACACTAATGAACTTTTTCATCACGGGATTAAAGGTATGAAATGGGGTGTCAGAAGAACAAAAGAGCAACTGGAGCATGATAGATATTCCATTGAAAGCAAATTAAAGAAACGTTTGCCGAGCATCGTAACTCCAAATAGCCTTAAAATCAGGAGCATTTCTGATCATGCATTAGAATGAACCGAGGATCCTACTCGTCGGGTTACCGCAAAAGAGATTACTAAAGCCTTGACAACTCCGATACATATAGGTACAATAAAAACAGATAAACAAGGCAGAAAAAGTCAACGTTTTATAGGCTATGACGCAACAGTAAACGTTAATCCCGATAACGGATTAATCGTTACTGTTTGGAAAACAGGCAGACGTACTGTAAGAAAATATTCGAAAGATGGTGGATGATAATGCTTACAAATAATGAAAAAGCTTTCATTGCTTCGTTAGGTCTTAAGCTCGATTTCGATAATCTGACCGATGATTGGGGTGAAATAGAGGATATAGTTGCGGACGCTCTTCAGATAAACGGATTCGATGACGATTACAATCCCACTTCGATCGGTGTTATGTGCGAGTCTATATTGGACAAAATACCGATAGACTAAGGATTACAATATAAGTAAGGTGAAAAATTCAAAATGAACACATCAATAAGTTCCAAGCTGAAACATGCTTGGAACGCTTTTTTTAATAAAGACCCGACTTATTATCACGATATAGGCTCGGGTTATTCTTATCGTCCTGACCGCCCGAGACTGACAAGAGGAAACGAGAAAACCATAGTCAATTCTGTGTACAACCGTATTGCCCTTGATGTTGCGGCGGTAGATATTATGCACGTCAGACTTGACGAGAACAACCGCTACCTCGAAACGATAAACTCAGGACTTAATAACTGCCTAACACTTGAAGCAAACATCGACCAGTCAGGCAGAGATTTTATTCACGATGTCGTAATGTCTATGCTCGACGAGGGCTGCGTAGCTATTGTTCCCGTTGATACGAATGTTAAGCCTATGGAGAGCGGTTCGTTCGATATTCTGACAATGAGAACGGGGAAGATCCTTGAATGGTATCCTCGGCATGTCAAGGTTAGGGTGTACAACGAAAAGACGGGACTAAAAGAAGACATAGTAGCGTCGAAAAGAACGGTTGCTATTATACACAATCCGCTATATGCGGTAATCAATGAGCCAAACTCTACAATGCAGAGGCTTATCAGAAAACTGAATCTACTTGACGCTGTCGATGAACAGAGCAGCTCGGGTAAGCTCGATCTCATCATACAGCTCCCTTACGTAATCAAGACAGAGGCAAGAAGAAAACAGGCGGAAAATAGACGAAAAGAAGTTGAACGACAGCTTGAGGGTTCAAAGTACGGTATAGCTTATACCGATGGTACGGAAAGAATTACACAGCTCAATCGCCCTGTCGAGAACACCTTAATGTCGCAGGTTGAGTACTTAACGAGTATGCTTTACAGCCAGTTAGGTATCACCCAAGCCATTATGGACGGAACAGCAGACGAGAAAACTATGCTTAATTACTACAATCGTACAATAGAACCTTTTCTATCAGCTATCGTTGACGGGATGAAAAGAACGTTTTTGACCAAAACGGCACGTTCGCAAAGGCAGTCGGTCGAGTTCTTCAGAGATCCGTTCAAGCTTGTGCCTGTATCGCAGATTTCCGAGATAGCCGATAAATTTACCCGAAATGAAATAATGTCCTCTAACGAGATAAGGCAGATAATAGGCATGAAACCGTCAAGCGATCCAAAAGCAGACGAACTGCGAAACAAAAACCTGAATGTTTCAGCCGAAGAAGCTTTACCTTTTAAAGAGGGAACAGAAGAAGGAGGAGAAATTCAAAATGAAGTATGATTTCAGCGGTTGGGCGACGAGGAATAACCTCAAATGCTCGGACGGACGTGTCATACTAAAAGATGCGTTTAAATCAAACGACGGTGAAACTGTGCCGCTTGTGTGGAATCATCAGCACAACGACGCATTCAACGTTCTCGGACACGCTCTTTTGGAGAATCGTGACAGCGGCGTATATGCCTACTGTACATTCAATGACACGGAGTCGGGCAGAAATGCAAAGTTGCTTGTCGAACATGGAGACGTTTCGGCATTGTCAATTTATGCCAACAGATTGAAACAGCAAGGCTCGAACGTTTTGCATGGAGAGATACGTGAAGTGAGCCTTGTTCTTGCAGGAGCAAATCCCGGCGCATTTATAGACTCCGTTATCAGTCACGGTGAAATATCGGACGAGGAGGCTATTATTTATACAGACGAATATATTTGTCTGAAGCATTCCGATGATACGGAAGACGAAGAAACAGAAAAGGAGAAACCTGACATGGAAAAGAAGAAAAACGAAGAAACAGTGGAAGACGTGTTCAACACACTTACCGAGAAGCAGAAAAAAGTAGTGTATGCTCTTATCGGTCAGGCATTAGAAGATGCCAAAGGAAGAGAAGACGACGAAGAAGATGATGAAGATGGAGGTAACAACATGAAACACAATATTTTCGATAATGACGAAAGCTATCAGGGTGATGTAATCTCCCATGCCGAGATGACTGCCGTTATTGCCGATGCTAAGCGTTACGGCAGTATGAAGGACAGCGCTATTGCGCACGGTATTGAGGACATTGAGTACCTGTTCCCCGATGCTCATAATCTCGACACGCCGCCTGAATTTATTAAGCGTGACATGGGCTGGGTAACAAAGGTTATGAACGGAGTTCATCATACACCTTTCAGCCGCATCAAGTCTATGTTTGCCGACATTACGGAGGACGAGGCAAGGGCAAAAGGTTATATTAAGGGTAACCTTAAGAAAGACGAAGTGTTCAGTCTGCTTAAGAGAACAACCACCCCGACAACTGTTTACAAGAAGCAGAAGCTCGATCGTGACGATGTCGTTGATATTACGGACTTCGACGTAGTAGCTTGGCTCAAGACGGAAATGCGAATGATGCTCGATGAGGAACTTGCAAGAGCGTTCCTTATCGGTGACGGCAGACTTTCTTCAAGCGATGATAAGATCAACGAGCAGAACATCAGACCTATTGTGTCCGATGACGATCTTTACACGATTAAAGCAGAGGTAGAAGTTACAGCTTCCATGACTGCCGAACAGCGAGCGAAGGCGTTTATCCGTAAGGTGATCAAGACGAGAAAGGACTACAAGGGTTCGGGTGAGCCTACTCTTTATACAACGGAAGATATGCTCACAGATTGTCTGCTTATCGAGGACACAACAGGCAGAGTTATCTATGATTCTGTTCAGAAGCTTGCCAGCGTGCTTCGTGTTAAGGAGATCGTTACAGTACCCGTCATGGAAGGCGCAAAGGGCAAGAAGGGCGGCGATCTGCTCGGTATAATTGTAAACCTTTCCGACTACAATGTCGGTGCAGATAAGGGCGGCGCTGTTAATATGTTCGACGATTTCGACATCGACTACAATGCTCAGAAGTACCTTATTGAAACACGCTGCTCGGGAGCGCTTACTAAGCCTTATTCGGCTATCGCTCTTGAAACAAAGACCGTAACGTCTGGCGGAAACGGCTAATCAAAGGAGAAATTCAAAATGGCAAAATTTTACGGAGCAATCGGCTATGGCATATCTGAAGAAACCGTTCCCGGAGTATGGGAGGATAAGATCATTGAACGATATTATTACGGCGATCTCATCAGAAATACACGACGTATACAGAATTCGGAATACCTGAACGATAACGTAAACATTTCCAATGAGATAAGCATCATAGCCGATCCGTATGCCAACGAGAATTTTCACTTGATGCGGTACGTTACTTTTATGGGTACTAAATGGAAGATAAATTCTGTCGAAGTTCAGTACCCACGGCTTATTCTTTCGATAGGAGATGTTTACAATGCAAAACAGGCTTAAACTCCACGAAGAGCTTGTGAACGTTCTCGGAAACAGGAATGTATATTTTCAGCCTCCCGAGTCTGTGAAGCTTAGCTACCCGTGCATTATTTATTCTCTCGATAATTATGACATCAGATACGCAGACAATAAGCCGTACAAGAGTATCGCAAAATACTCAGTCAGAATAATTGATAAGAACCCCGACAGCGCCATTAAGGATAAACTGTTGGGGTCTTTTTCTATGTGCAGGTTTGACAGAGCCTACACAGCAGATAACTTAAATCACTATATTTTTTCACTTTATTATTAGGAGGAATGACAAATGAGTAAACTTGTCTGGGACGAAACGAGCAAACGTTTGTATGAAACAGGCGTAAAGATGGGCGTTCTTTATCCGCAGGGCGCGAACGGAGCTTATCCGAAGGGAGTAGCATGGAACGGTCTGACAGCCGTAACCGAAAACCCTTCGGGCGCAGAATCAAATCCGCTTTATGCCGATGATATTAAATACATTGATTTGAGATCGGCAGAGGAGTTCGGCGCAACGATAGAGGCTTACACCTATCCCGATGAATTTGCGGTATGCGACGGTTCGGCAGAGATCGCAACCGGTGTTACTATCGGACAGCAGGTAAGAAAGGCTTTCGGCCTTGCGTACAGAACCACACTCGGCAATGATACCGAATTTAACGACTATGGTTACAAGCTCCATCTTATATACAACGCAACGGCTTCTCCATCTGAAAAAGGATATCAGACTATTAACGATAACCCTGAAGCTATTACGTTTTCATGGGAACTCACAACTACACCTATCGCAGTAACAGGTTTTAAGCCGACAGCGGCTATTACTATTGATTCTACAAAAGTAGATGCGACCAAACTTAAGACACTTGAAGGTATTCTGTACGGAACAGACGAACAGGATGCACGTTTGCCGCTTCCTAATGAGATCGCAACTATTTTTTCGACTAACTAATACCGAAAATTGAAAGGAGAATACCACATTGATAAAAAAGACCATGACGTTTACCGATTACAATGGTAACGAAAGAACAGAGGATTTCTACTTTAATCTGACAAAAGCTGAACTCGCCGAAATGGAGCTTTCCACAACCGGCGGTTTAGGTCAGATGATTCAAGACATCATCAATGCTCAGGACACGCCTCGCATCATCTCTATCTTTAAAGATTTGGTGCTTAAGTCGTACGGTGTGAAATCCGCCGACGGCAGAAGATTCATTAAGAGTAAGGAACTCTCAATGGAGTTCGCACAGACGGAAGCGTATTCCGATCTGTTTATGACGCTTGCGACCGATGAAGCAGCCGCTACAGAGTTTGTAAACGGTATCGTTCCACAGGAAAAGAAAAATTAACCGAAAAGGAGACTAAAGATGCTGACTATTGTTATACCGAAAGGCGAACAATACGACTCGGTAAATAACCTATTCATTGAAACAAAAGAACAAACTCTTGTTTTGGAACACTCTTTAGTCTCCGTTTCAAAATGGGAAGCAAAATGGCACAAGCCATTCATAACTAAAGAAAAAAAGACTCCCGAAGAAATTCTGGATTACATAAAATGCATGACGATAACTCAGAATGTTGACCCAAACGTCTATAATCTTATAGACAACAAGCTTATTCGGGAGATTTACGATTATATAGACGATTCCATGACGGCTACTACGTTTTCCAAAGATAATTCGCCTCCGAGCAGAGAGGTTATCACATCAGAGCTTATCTATTACTGGATGATCTCTTTGAATATTCCTGCCGAGTTTCAGAAATGGCATCTTAATCGGCTACTCACGCTCATCAAGGTTTGTAGTATAAAGAACGCACCGCCTAAGAAAATGAGTAAACGAGAGCTGATGAGCAGAAACAGATCGCTGAATTCCGCAAGAAGAAAAGCGATGAACAGCAGAGGGTAGGCTAATGATAAAGATAAAACAAAGGGGAAGTTTTAAGCATACGGAGACGTTGTTTGAGAGAATAAAAAAAGTCATAGCCAATGACTTTGGATTGAAACTCGAACAGTATGGACGAGCGGGTGTCAACGCTCTGTCTGCCGCAACGCCCGTCGACAGCGGCGAAACAGCAGATTCATGGGATTATACTATCACCGCCGATAAAAACACGGTGAGAATCACGTGGACTAATTCTAACGTTAAAGACGGAATGAATGTTCCGGTAGCGGTAATCCTGCAATACGGACACGCTACGGGAAACGGAGGTTATGTTCAGGGAATTGATTACATCAATCCCGCGTTGAAACCTTTGTTTGACGAAATAGCAATAAAAGCTTGGGAGGAAGTGACTAAAGCATGAGCGCTACAATAGACAACAGAGTCGTACAAATGGAGTTCGACAATAAGCAGTTTGAGAACAATGCAAAAACTACTATGTCGACTCTCGACAAGCTCAAGCAGAGTTTAAATTTCAGTTCTTCGGTAAACAGCCTTTCGAAGCTTCAGGATGCGGGAAGGTCGTTTTCGCTTAGAATAGTTACCGACAGTATCGATTCTGTTTGCGACAGGTTTTCTACTATGGGAATAGTAGGCGCTACCGTAATTCAAAATCTTACCAACTCCGCCATCACTATGGCGAGAAAGATGACGGGTCTTTTCACAACTCCTTTAGTCGAAGGCGGTAAAAACAGAGCTTTAAATATTGAGCAGGCAAAGTTTCAGCTGCAAGGCCTCGGTGTTGAATGGGACACTATAAAAGATGATATTAATTACGGTGTAAAAGACACCGCTTACGGTCTTGACGCAGCGGCAAAGGTTGCTTCACAGCTTGTAGCCTCAAACATAGAAGTCGGCGATTCAATGAAAACCTCGTTGAGAGCCGTATCCGGTGTTGCGGCTATGACCAACAGCTCTTATGAAGAAATAGGTCATATTTTTACAACAGTTGCGGGTAACGGAAAACTGATGACCGAACAGCTCAGAATGTTGTCTGCAAGAGGCTTGAATATTGCAGCCGAACTCGGCAAGCAAATGGGTAAAACTGAAGCCGAGATCAGAGATATGGTCTCAAAAGGAAAGATCGACTTTAAGACCTTCGCCGAAGCGATGGACAAGGCGTTCGGCGAACACGCAAAAGATGCCAATAAGACGTTTACGGGTGCTATATCAAATATGAGAGCCGCCCTGTCCAGAATAGGAGCGGACATTGCAACTCCCGCTTTTGAGAACCTTCGTAAAGCCATAAATGCACTTACGCCGGTGATCGACGGTGTTCATGAGAGCTTAAAGCCCGTTATAGAACTGCTTACAAAGGGAATGGAAAAAGCTTCCGATTATGCAGTTAAGGTTCTTGAAGGTTTCGGCAAGGTGGAAGAGGAAAACCTCGATCATCTCGAAGAGATCGCCAATCGTGTCATCGCAGGCGAGTTCGGCATGGGCGAAGAAAGACGAAAAAATCTTGAAGCTCTTGGCTATTCTTATGAAGACGTTCAAGCAAAGGTAAATGAACTGTTGGGAGTTGCCTCAAAAGTTACGAAGTCGAGAGATTTCAACACTTTGACAAAAATTGTTGAAACACTTGTAAAATCTTTTACTAATCTCGGCAACGGTCTTTTACAGGTAGTCAAGCCTATAAAGGAATCATTTGAAAAAGTGTTCCCTCCGCTGACTCTTGCGAAAATTCAGAGCTTTGCCGACGGAATCGAGCAGTTGACCGCAAAATTCAAAATAAGCGATAAAACGACCGATAAGCTAAGCAGAACATTTACAGGGCTTTTCAGAGCCGTTGACATGGCAAAGAGAATCGGCGTGCTGCTTCTGAAAGCTATGTCTCCGCTGCTGTCTGTATTCGGGCAGATAGGCAGCCTGATTCTTGACGTTGCTGCATGGTTCGGAGATTATATTTCCGCTATGGACGAAACCGAAAAGAAGAACGGCGTTTTCGGAAAGATCATGCAAAAAGTATCCGATTTTATCGCTAAAGCATCGAAAAAGATCAATGAAGTTTTAGGAAGCATACCCGATAAAATCAAAAGCGTATCAGGGACAGTGAAGACAAAGCTTTCGTCTTTGAAGAGTATGTTTTCGACTTTCTTTGAATCGTTCGCACAGGGATACAAAAAAGTCACAGGTGTCGATTTACATATACCAACGATAAAAGAGCTTATCGGTTTGGTTCTCAATCTGAAGGAGAAATTCATTCAGACTGCGCAGTCGATAGATCTAAGCGACAATTCCATTGTGAAGTTTATCAAATCTTTGATCCCCGATAAAGAGACTCTTGTGGAGAAGCTTAGTATAGGCTTTGAAAAACTCGGTACGCTGATAGGTAAGATACGGAATAAAATAACGGAGTTTAAGGACAAATTGCCCGGTATTAAGGAAGAGATCACAAGGTTCTTTAATCGTTTTAAGATCGCAGACCCCGATAAAAAGTCAACGGCTATGGGCATTATCGGAAAAGCCCTTGCTTTTCTTTCGGGCATCATAGGTAGAGTATCGCCGACTATCGCAGATGGAATTTCTAAGATCGCAACGGCTTTTAATGATATTTTCTCTAAGATTGACTATGAGAGAATGTCGAAGCTGCTAAACATCGGATTCTTTGTGGTATTTATAGTTTTCATCAAAAGATTGATCGGCGTAATTTCAACGTTAGGAAGCTTCGGCAGACCGCTCCACAACCTGAACGGAATATTTGTCGGTATAAAAAATACGCTTACTGCTTATACGAACGACCTTAAATCGAACACGTTACTAAAAATAGCGTCTGCAATAGGAATACTTGCTCTTTCTCTTATTGCATTATCGGCTATCAAGCCGGAGAGATTGATTAGTTCCGTTGGTGCGATGACATTTTTGTTTACGAGTTTAGCCGGTATGATGCTTCTCATGCAATGGATAGCCGAAATACCAACAACAGGACGATTTGATTTATTGTCGGTTGCATTAGCAGTTATAGGCATCGGCATTGCTGTGTCTATTCTCGCAAACGCAGTAAAAAAGCTCTCGAAACTTGAACCCGGCAGGCTTATGGCTGGATTATTCGGAGTGATCGCTCTGATTTCTGCATTGGGAGCATTTTTAAAGATAGCAAAAATAGGTGTGACAGTCACACCTACGATAATACAGGAAAGCATAGCGATCTTAGTCATTACGGTTGCGTTGAATGTAATGGTAAACGCCGTGCAAAAGCTATCCGAAATCGACTTACCGTCTATGATAAAAGGCTTGGTAGGTTTGGGAGTAATGATGGCTATTATACTTGGATCGTTGGCTGTGCTTTCTAAGATAAGTTTAGTCGCAGCACCAATGCTGATTCCAGCGGCTATCGGCGTTACCATCATCGCCGCTTCTATGCTTATATTTGCGGAAGCCATCAATAAGTTTGCTAACACCTCATGGGGTACGGTAGGCAAAAGCCTTGTTGGCATCGGGGTATCATTAGTGTTGTTAGCCGTTGCTTTGAACGTAATGCTGACCGCGTTGCCGGGTGCTGCCGCATTGGTCGTAGCTTCTGCCGCTCTTATTATATTGGCAAAAGCCATTAACGAATTCTCCGATACAGAGTGGGGTACGGTAGCAAAAAGCCTTGTAGCTATTGGGGTATCGCTGGTATTGTTGGCCGTGGGCTTGAATTTAATGATAGCAGCATTGCCCGGTGCGGCCGCCTTGATGGTAGCGTCTGCGGCTCTTGTTATATTATCCAAAGCTATTAACGCATTCTCCGATACAGAGTGGGGGACGATAGGGAAAAGTCTTGTAGCCATCGGAGGATCATTATTATTAATGGCGGTTGGTCTGACTGCTATGATAGCTGCACTCCCGGGAGCGTTCGCTTTGCTGGTTGCGGCAAATGCCTTTGCGATAATTGCTCCGGTGCTCAAACTGTTAGGCAGTATGGATCTGGATACACTAAAAAAGGGACTATTTGGTTTGGCGGGTGTATTTGCAGTTCTTGGGGTATCGTCTTTGCTGCTGCTTCCGGTTATTCCGGCTATGGCGGGACTGGCGGCGGTTATGGTGGTTCTCGGAGCGGGAATGCTCGCCCTTGGCGGAGGTATGGTTTTACTATCCGCAGGTGTTACGGCATTAGGTTTGAGTACCGTAGGAATTTCCGCTTTCATAGTTGCTGTGACGCAGGCGGTAATTCTATTGATAGAGAGTTTTACAAAGGTTGTAGGGGCTTTGCTCGACGCAGCGGCGACTTTAATCCCGAAGATAGGCGATGTTGCGTTAGAAATAGTAACTCGTCTGATACAAGCATTAGCAAGTCATATCGGCTCTATCGTTCAGGCAGGTATGACTATAATTATAGCATTACTTAGCGGTGTTGCCGAAAGAATGGACGATATATTGCCTATAGTCACAATGATAATTGTGAAGCTGCTAAACGGTCTGGCAATAGCGATACCCGTCATAAGCAATGCCGGTGTGAATCTTATGGTATCGCTTATAAACGGCATGGCGGACGGAATACGAGATAATGAGGGAGTAGTAATTGCAGCGGTAAAAAATCTTCTCAGTTCGGTACTGGAATTTTCAATAACAGCACTGGAGGAAACTCTCAACATGATACCGGGAGTCGGAAATGCTGTAAACGAACCTCTTGAAAAAGCAAAAAACGCTATCCGACACACTCTTACGGGCGGAGAAATGAACGACATCGGTCAAGAGGGAGCTAACGATGCCATAGAAGGAATTGAAGACAGTAAAGAATCGGGTTCCGATGCAGGAAAGGGACTCGGCGGTTCTATTATTGACGGATTGAAAGAGGCCTTCGGAGGTTTCGGCTCTCTCGGTACGGGCTTTGGTATCGATTTCTCACAAGGCGTTGAAGACGCAGACGAGATATCTTGGAAATCCGGATTTGGTCTCGGCGAATCTGCTACGGACGGATTAGGAATTACTATGCCCGATTTCAGCTCAATGGGCATAGATTTCGGAACAGGCTTTTCCGATGCATTATCGGGAACGGACGATACGGTGTTTAATTCCGCAGAGGGTCTCGGCGACACTGCTGTCGATGGACTAAATATAGATTTCTCGGCTCTCGGATTATCTGCCGGAGACGATTACAGCTGGGGAATTCTGGATTCTTTCGGCACAGCGAAGGATTCCGGAGACGGACTTGCAAACTCTGCCGTAGACGGAGCAACGGGCGTTAATTCCTTATTTCAAAATGCCGGATCTGAAAACGCAAAAAGCTATTATAAGAACGGTATGCAAAGCGAGGAAGGTAAAGTTGAGCAGCAAGGTAAACGTATGGCCTCAAAAGGCTATATTGGGACGAAAACACAAATCGTTCATTATAAAGAATCGGGAATCGATTCCGGTAAAGGTTACGCAAGAGGTTTAAACCTTTCTATACCGGAAGTCGAGGCGGCCGCCGAAAATGTTGCAACATCGGCGTTAAATAAGCTTAATAAAACGCTGTACATAAATTCACCTTCTAAAGCACTGGAAAAATCAGGTATGTTTTGCGATAAAGGATTGGTTAACGGTCTTATAAACAATGTCGGAATTGTAAAGTCTGCTTCCGAGTTCGTTGGAAATAAAGTTAAACAATCACTAAATAACGTACTGAGCAGAGCGTTTGACGTGCTTAACGGAGACGTCGACATTGATCCGACTATACGTCCCGTTGTCGATTTAAGTGACGTGACAGACAGTGTGAACTTGATGAACGGGATGTTCGGGGATCGTACGGTAAAACTTGGGAAAGATATTTCGCCATACGGAAATAATCTTGCTTTAACGTCCGATATTTCAGCCCGCCTGCTTAAGAACAATGCGAACGGCTCATCGGATGTAGTAACTGCTATAGGTGAGCTTAGAGAAGACGTGTATTATCTCGGAGATATGTTAAGCAAAATGAAGGTCGTTATGGATAGCGGGGCTTTGGTGGGAGCTATTGCAACGCCAATGAACGCCGCTCTGGGTGAGCAAATGATACGGAGAGGAAGGTGGAATTAATGTACCATTCGATCACATTTTACAAGAACGATGATTTTACATCGGGGGTTAACACATATGACGACTGGTTTCTCATTCCAACCTCTCGTCCCGTGTTTAATCCACCTACTGTAAAAACGAAATATGTAGATATTCCCGGAGCAGACGGAGCAATTGACTTAACAGAAACCTTGAGGAAATGCCCCGTTTATAATAATCGCGAAGGTTCGATAGAGTTTATCGTGGAAAACGGGCATCGTGAGTGGTGGGAAGCATATTCCGCTATTATGGATTATATTCACGGACAATCTGTAAAAGCTGTTTTGGAAGACGATCCCAATCATTATTACGAAGGAAGATTTTTCTTTAATGAATGGAAATCGGATAAGGATTGGTCGCGAATTACTCTCGATTATAATTTAAAACCATATAAGACGAACATTCAATCGACGACGGAAGACTGGATATGGGATCCGTTTAACTTTGAAACCGGAATCATTTTAAAAGACATTATCGTTGATAGCGAAGAATATAGGTCATTTGAGCTGCAAAACTATCTCGGCAGAAAACCTGTCTGTCCGATTTTTACGGTTAATGCAGCGAATGGAATTTATGCAAAAATCTATAATCGAGAACTTGGTATAGACGCAGAAACGTTTTTAAGAAACGGGACTTTTACAAATCCCGAAATTATGCTGTCGAATACAAACGGTATGAATAGAGTTACTTTGGGTTTTAAAGGTCACGGCACAGTGTCGATGGATTTCAGAAATGGAGGATTATAATGTACAGTATATATGCTGATGGAGTATGTATATACAGCGATCTTTCCGTATCCGATGAATTGAGCTTGATCAGTCCTAAACTTACGCTTGAAGACAGCTCGGCCGGTTCTTTGGAGATGACTCTGCCTGCAACAAATGTCGGATATTCAATTATCGAACGGCTCAACACGGAGATCGTCGTTAAGCAAGACGGTGAAGAAATCTGGTCAGGCAGAGTATTATCCGAAAAAGAAGATTTCTGGAAAAGCAGAGTCCTTTACTGCGAAGGGGAACTTGCATATTTAAACGACACCACCCAACCGCAAGCAAACTACCACGATATTACGGTACAGGGATTCTTGGAAGCGCTGCTAACTGTTCATAACGCTAAATCCCTCGAAAACAGACAGTTTAGGCTTGGTATTGTGACCGTTACCGACAATAACGATTCATTATATCGTTATACAAATTACGAATCCACAATCGAGTGCATAAACGATAAGCTCATAGACAGGCTGGGAGGTCACATTCGTGTAAGGAAGGAAAACGGAGTAAGATATCTGGACTACCTGAAAGATTACCCGAACACCAATTCTCAGATAATATATTTTGGTGAAAATCTTCTTGATTTTACTAAGAATTACGATATGTCAAATCTTGCTACCGTATTGCTTCCGTTGGGTGCCAGATTGGAAGAGAGCAGTATCGAGGCTTTAGAGCAATATACAGACGTTTCTTCTGTAAATGGAGGAAGTCCTTATGTTATATCCGATGATGCCTACAATAAGTACGGTTGGATAGAAAAAGTGGCACATTGGGACGATGTTTCCGAACCCGAAAACCTTTTGAGAAAAGCGAGAGAGTATCTAAGCGAAGTGCAGTTCGAAGATCTTGAGCTTGAGGTGACCGCTTTAGATATGCACAATCTTGATATAAATGCAGAAAAGATAAAGCTGTTAGATCAGATCAGAGTAATATCTTCTCCGCATGGACTTGACAAGTTTTTCCCTGTGCGAAAGATGACGATCCCTCTCGACAGTCCCGAAGAAACACTATTCACGCTCGGCACTAATGTTCAGCCGAGTCTGACTTCCATAAATATTAACGCAAATTCCGAAATACTTGCGAAAATGGAGAGTATGCCGAAAAAGTCGGCAATCCTTGATGCGGCTCGAGAAAACGCCAGTCAGCTGATCAAGAATGCTACGAACGGGTTTGTCAGTATTTTGACTCATGCGGATAAAACTCAAGAAATCGTTATTTCAAATACGTCTGATTACAAAACCGCTCCAAAAGTTTGGAGATGGAACGTAAATGGACTGGGATATTCTTCTACGGGCTATAATGGATCATACGACCTTGCTATGACTATGGACGGAGCTATTGTTGCAAGCCGCATCACGACCGGAACAATGCTCGCTGATAGGATAAAGGGCGGTTCTCTGGTCTTGGGAGGATACAATAATGAAAACGGAACATTCTTTCTGAAAAATCAAGACGGAAACATATTATGTCAGATGGATCAGAACGGATTTTTTACAACATCCTCCGAAGGCTATTGGTTAAGGGTATCGAACGGAAACATCACGGGAGGCAGAGGCGACGATCGATGCGCTACTGTAAATGCCTCGGCGCAAATAGAGAATGTGAGCACAGGCGTGGTTCGAAATGGACTTTCAGTTGTATCTAAAGCTATCATTATCGCTACAGAAGAACTCGCTACAATAGACAGAACAGATTCCGAAGACTATGCTATAGTGGGCGGAACGGGCGAAGTCGATCTTGCTACTCCCGACGGAGGATGGATACGACTGTCTTTTATTAACGGTATTTGCACGACTGCGTTATAGGAGCGGTTTTATGAAAGGGATTTTAGCAGTAAAGAATAAAAGCGGAATATTTTTGTCAAGAGACGAACAGATGGAGGAATTCCTCGACAAGGGCTTTTCGCTTTATATTTATAAAGACGGTAAAAAGGAGCTTATCGCCACACCTGAAGAAGGCTTCTTAGGTGAGATACCGACTATTTTCGGTAAGACAAAGGAGGTATATGATGGGAAATAATGAACAAAACAAGACAGTCCCGCTTGTTTTGATGGTGCAAACAGCGAGAAGCGTTGTTGACAATGCACTGAACGCATTGCGGCAGGATATAGGATTACCTTATTATCTGATAGACGGGATATTCTCCGAAGTTCTTTCGGAAATACGTCAAAAAGAGATCGTTGAATTTTCTTCAAAAAGACTCGAAGAAGAGGAGGGTGAGTAAACGTGGACGATATTACACCTTATATAGAAACTATGAGAACTGCTGTGTACGGCAGAGATATGAGAGAGGCTATTTGTCAGTCTTTTACGCAGTTAAACACGCTTCCCGCAGACATATCCGGATCGTCATCACTCCCGAAAAAGATATGCACGTTTATGCTATCCGCTCTTTTGGGAGTGTTAAAAATCAACAGTGCGGCTTTTATTAATAATACCAGCGGGTACAGATTGTCGACGAAAGCTTATGATCCGGATAAAGGCGACAGAATTATTTTATGGAGAAATGACTCCGAGCCTATGAAAGAGGGCGAAGATTATTCGATAACGAAAGATTCGCAAGATGGTGGATACACATTAAAGCTGCTTGAAGAAGAGGGTCTGTGGGCTAACCTCCAGATCTGGAACATCCCGATGGGCTCAGGCACAGCTGCCCCCGTATCGTCACATTTTGTCAGCAGTGCATTACCGACAAGCTTGTCAATGGTAGTTGACCAAGAATTAATATCAGAGGGAGAGTGATAGTATGGCGATAGTAAAAACAGATTTTTCTATCGAAAGTGACTACACAACAAATTTTTATAATTTTTTAAATACATACTGCAGCGGTTATTTTGACAGTATCACTCAGGGCGAAAACACTGTCACCTGTAAGATCGGCAACACAAATTTTTTGGTTTATACGCATGGTAGCGGTATCACCGTAACAACTGCGAACGGAAAAACAGCTACTGTCAGCTCATACGTATACTACGGCATAAGCACGGCGCACGGTGTTATGATAAGCACTCACGGCAATCCCGCAGAAGGCGGAGAGGGCTTTATCTTGACACAAGATGACGCAGGGAATACTGTTGCAATCTTTAGTTCCACAGGAGATATAACTCGATCAGGCGGTAGTGTAAATCTTTATGTATATAACATCAACAGTTTACGAAAAAACAGTGATGTTTACAGAACGTTTTACCTTGAACCGAACGTTTTTTATGGTAAAAACGTCCTTTGCCCGATTATGGTGCAGGACACGAATACAGCTTACTATACCCCGAATTGCTACCTGATACCTTTTGCAAAAGACAGCTTTACATCGGGCGAGGTGGACATGGACGGCACAAGATACTACACCAACGGCATTATAGCTCTTAAAGACAGCTAAGGCGGTGACCTCTTTTGACAACACTATATTTGCAGGAAAATAAAGTGCTCCACACGGTTACATACACGCAAAATTTTCAGGGCGAGAACGCCTTTGAAACCCTGCGTATCATCTCTGCAGATGTCGTATCAGGTCATGCACTGAGTGACTGCATAGTCGAGTGCCACATCATCAACCCTAACGGCGAAGGCGATATCGTGCAGCTGAATTTCGACGGTTTAACACCAAAGGGCGAGCCGACCTGCGACATCTTGTTAAGCAACAAATACACCGCCGTAAACGGTGAATTAACCGTGTTTCTGAAACTGTTCTGCGGTGAGGACATTATCGGACTGACTAACGAAGTAACAATCAAAATACGGGAACATCAGGCGGTCACAAGCTATATGTCGGAGGGTCAGCTCACTCTGCTTGATCAGTATTCGCAGACGTTTCAGCGAGCCGAGGAAATCATAGACGATGGTCTTGACACGGCGGTAGCAGAGAGCGTCGAGCTATATCTCACCACGCATGATGTGGCGGACGAGATCACCGCTGAAGATGTTGCGGAAATATTCGAGGAGGAGTAAAAAAATGAGTACACAAAAATTTGCAGGAATTACTGCATTGACCGAGTTTTTATCAAAGTGCGATGACCGTTATGCAAGACAAGGAGACGTCCCCGGAGTTGACAGCTATACTATCGGCAAGCTTGCGACACCGACAAGCGGCTATGTTGCGACCTATCAGCTTTACAAAAACAACGCTGCTATTGCAGGCTCGGTAGTTAATATCCCGAAGGACTATCTTGTAAAGTCGGCAGAGGTCAAGACCTGCTCGGCAGCGGATACGCCCGTGTCGGGTTATGTTGTAGGAGATAAATATATTGATTTTATTATCAATACAGTTGACGGTGACGGCACGGCAAGTCATATTTACCTGCTTGTGTCGGAGCTTGTGGACGCTTACACGGCAGGCAGCGGCATTAATATAACAAACGCTAATGTTGTGTCTGTGAAGCTCGGCACGGCTAACGGATTAAGCCTCGACACCGACGGATTGAGCCTTGACACGGCGACCACAAGTGCAGCAGGGGCGATGTCTGCGGCGGATAAAACAAAGCTTAATAAAGCATATACAACGGACAATCTGATCGAGATCACAACTGCCGAGGTCGATGCTCTCTTTGTGTGAGGTGGTAATATATGAAGTTTATGAGTGACACATCGTTGTCTGAGCTTGTGGCGAAGATAAAAGAGGGGTTTTTCCCGATAAAGACAGTATCTACAGATACGGGAGCACAGAACGCAGATCTTGACGGATACAAGGCTAACGGTATTTATGTTATTACAGGAGATGGGGCGGATGTTCAGCCGGGTAGTTCCAGATATGGATATCTCTTTGTTTTAAAACACAGTGCGGCAAACATCGCCCAATTGTGGATAGATCGTAACCCGGATAGTTGGTATTCAGATTATCCTGTTTTTTGTAGACGATATAACGGTGCTTTCGGTACTTGGACATCGTGGGTACAGTTTCCTTCCGTGCGAGATTGGGACACGCTCAGAACATCTATAAGTGGCAAGCTTGATTCCTCGGACTTTACACTGTCAAATATCACAGGCACACTGCCTATAGATAAAGGCGGTACGGGAGCAACAACGGCAAGCGGAGCGTTGACTAATCTCGGTATTACAACAACCGAGTATACTCCGACAGGGTTAAATAACTGTACGGTCACTGGATGTAATGTATGCAAAACGCTTGACAGGGTCTATCTGTCGGGATATATCAGCGTTATGCCGACAAGTACATCGCCGCACTATATTCAGGCGGCACAGCTGCCGAGCGAGTGCTATCCGCCTGCTAATACGAGAGGTATGGCATACACGAAAGAGAGCAGCAACATCGTATCTCCGATAGCGTTGGAGGTCACGACAGCGGGCAAGGTGGTATTGACAGGCATTGTCGGAGTTCAGAGCGGATCAAGCTACACCAGACAAAATATATACTTCTCCACATCATACCGTGTAAATAATTAAGAGGTGATCATATGAGTATAAGCATTACAAAACAGACTTCATACAGCAACACAACAGGTTACACAAACCGACCAATAAATTATATTGTCGTACACTATACGGCAGGATCGACAAGCAAGGCAGGCTCGGCGAGGAATACGGCGATAATGTTTTCCAATCCGACTGTATATGCAAGTGCGGATTATATCGTTGACGATGAAACGATCGTGCAGTTCAATCCCGACATCAGAAACCGCTTCTGCTGGCACTGCGGCGATAACAAAAACCCGTACAGCATGGGCGGTAAATTCCACGGCATATGCACGAACGCAAACAGTATCGGCATTGAGGTTTGCTCGACAAACCCGAACTGGCAGGCAAGCGATCAGGCGAACTCTAAGAAGTGGAGCTTTACGGATAAGGTAGTTGCAAAGGCTGCCGAGCTTGTGAAGTATCTTATGCAGACGTACGACATACCGATAGACCGTGTCATCAGACACTACGACGTTACGGGCAAGCTTTGCCCGGGCATTATCGGCTGGAACGAGGACAGCGGCAATGCTAAAAAGTGGGAGCAGTTCAAGGCGAGATTGACGGACGTAAAGGCAGATACAAAGACAGATACAAAGACTAATACAACCAAGACAAACGGAGTGATCTACCGAGTGCAGACAGGCGCATTTGCAAAGAAAGAAAACGCGGAAGCGCAGCTGAAGAAGATCGTCGCAAAGGGATTTGACGACGCTTTTGTAACAAAAGCGGACGGCTTATACAAGGTACAAGTTGGAGCGTTTTCTGTGAAATCAAACGCGGATAAGTGCAGGGATAAAGTTATTAAAGCGGGGTTCAAAGACTGCTTTATAACCACAACGGGAACAGCAAAAAAGACCGCCGCCGAGCTTGCAAAAGAGGTTATACAGGGCAAGTGGGGCAACGGCGAGGAACGAAAGAACCGCCTGACAGCCGCAGGGTATGATTACAAAGCGGTGCAGGCGGAAGTTAATAAAATGATGGGGTGATAGATTGTACGGTATCATTCAAACGGCGATTACTATAATTTGTTCTGTTCTTGCTTCATCGGGTTTTTGGGCTTATATTCAAAAACGCAGTGAAAAAAACGATCTCCGAACCCAAATGCTGATTGGACTTGGACATGACAGAATAATCAATCTCGGAATGTCATACATAGAGAGAGGTTGGATAACCCAAGATGAGTATGAGAATCTCTATGTCTATTTATACAAGCCATATCAGGAAATGGGTGGAAATGGGTCTGCAAAGCGTGTTATGGAAGAGGTAGCACGTCTGCCGATTAAGAATTCAAGATATTCTGCGGAGGGATAACTATGGTTTTCAGTAATAAGGTTTACGATGTCCTCAAATGGATAGCCCAATATTTTCTTCCTGCTGTCGGCACGTTATATTTTACACTCGCTTCAATATGGAATTTCCCGTATGGAGAACAGGTGGTCGGTACAATCACAGCAATGGATACTTTTTTGGGAGTGTTGCTTGGACTTAGCAGTTCGCAATACAGAAAAGAAAAAACACAATAAAAATCTATTTCAGACTATAAACCGATTGTTATATGGACAATCGGTTTTGTCATAGATTAGGATAAAAGATAATCTTATTTCGACTTGCAAGGGGTGATTAATATCAGTATCACTGTGAATAACTATTATAAGAATAGAGACGGGAAAAAACAGACCGTAAATGATATTTTCGTTGACATTATCAAACGAAGTCTTTCTATTGACACTTCCGGTCGTTCCGTGGTATCATACTTACAAGATTTACCTTGCCATAACGAAACCGCTGTAAAAAGAGGTGACGTGTTATGAGCAAAACAGCGGGTATTTATATCCGTTTATCAAAAGAAGACAGAAATAAGATAAACAAAGATGACGACAGCGAAAGCATAACCAACCAGCGGAGAATGCTGCTTGATTACTGCTTGCAGAATGGATTGGACGTTTATGATATTTACAACGACGAGGATTTCTCGGGTTCGGACAGAGAACGCCCCGAGTTCAGAAGGCTGATCGAAGATGCTCGCAGTAAGAAGTTCGACATTGTACTGTGTAAGACTCAGTCGAGATTTGCAAGAGATGTTGAGATAGTGGAGAAGTACATAAACGGATTGTTTCCTATATGGGGTATACAGTTTATCGGAGTTGTCGATAATACCGACAGCGCTAACACCCGTACGCTGAAGCAGCGTCAGATAAGTGCTTTAGTTGACGGTTGGTATCTTTCCGATCTGTCCGAAAATGTCAGGGCAACGCTTTCGAGCAAGCGGAAAGAGGGGTTATGGGTAGGAGCGTTTGCACCCTACGGATATATTAAAGACCCTGAAAACAAGAATAAGCTTATCGTAGACGAAGAAGCGGCAGAAGTAGTTCGCTATGTGTTTTCATTATATTTGTCGGGATTGGGCATTACATCAATCGCAAAGCGTTTGAATGACGAGCATATTCCAAACCCCGCCTCATATAAGCAGGCTCACGGACAGCCTTTTCAAAACGCTCATAAAGAGTGCAGTGATCTATGGCACACATATTCCATAAGTCGAATGCTGTCGAATGAGGTTTATATCGGAAATGTCGTTCAGGGTATGAGCGAGAACGTGTCGTACAAATCGACTAAGAAACGTCTGAAAAAGCGTGAGGAATGGGATATAGTGGAGGGCGTTCACGAACCGATAATCAGCCGTGATATCTGGGAGCGTGTTCAAAGTCTCAGAGCAGAAAAACCCAAGTCGTTGAACAGATACGATTCGGTCAATGTGTTTGCGGGAAAAATCAGATGTGCCGAATGCGGCGGAAGTATGAGAATATTCTACAACCGCCGCAGCAGGTATTATCGCTGCTCAACGAAGTTTATCGCAGAAGAGCGATGTACGGGACATTATATTTCCGACAAGGTGCTGCGAAGGGTCGTTCTGTCGGAGGTGCAGAAGCTTTATGCCGATTGCGTAGACGAAAAAAAAGCAGCGAACCGGCTCGAAGGTTTAAACGGACTCGAGAATAAGCGCATAAAGCTTGATGCGGCATTGAAAAAGCTTGATAAAGAGATCGGGAGGCTTGACAAGCGCCTTGAATCGATTTATATTGATAAGCTCGATGGAGTTATCACTTTCGAGGATTTTGCAGTTCTGAAAACACGCTTTACGAAAGACAAAGAAAGATGCTTGAAAAAACGTGACGCTATTGTCGAAGAGCAGGTGGAAATTAAAAAACGGCAGACCGATTCGGAAAGCCGTCTTGAGATTATAAGAAGATTCAAAGATATTCGGGAGCTGGATTTCGAAACCGTGCAGACTTTGATCGATCATATTGAAGTCGGTGGTAATCGCAGCAACCGGATAATTAACATATATTGGAACTTTTAGCGGATACAAGTGCTTTCATAGCCTTCTGCTCCCAAAAAGCTGTGGAAGCACTACTTAGTATGGCAAGGTAAATCTCGTTAGAACGAAGAACTTATTGAATTATTATCTGTAATCGTATATCATAGTTTAGGAATTTTAATCTAAATTAGAAAGAAGAAGTATATGATTACAGATAATGATTCAAGCTGTCCGCTGTGCGACGGATATTTGAAATTCTACGATACTACATTAAGGACGGTACGAACAAAGAATAGAAATAAAAAGGTAATAAAACTAACAAGGTTTAGATGTACAAAGTGCGGTTCCGTTCATCGAAAACTTCCTCATTATATTCTTCCGTACAAACACTACGAAAAGAAACTTATAGAAGGAGTAGTAAACGGTTATATTACTTGCGAAACTTTGGGTTATGAAGATTACCCTTGCGAACAAACTATGCAGCGATGGCGGTCGCAAAATCTACAAGGGATATTATGAGAATAATTTTAGGAGGTTTTCACTATGAAAAAAGCAATTATATTGGCATGCGGTTTAGCATTGGAGTTTGCAGCAAGCTGCTATTGGACGAGGCAAATTAATCAAGCGGTTAGACGGGCTTGCGAGTTTTACAATGTAAACACACCGTCAGAAGGATTGATAATCGTATTGGAACAGAGTAAAAGAAATAATCAAGATAAAGAGTCCTGAACAAGGGCTTTTTATTTTTTACTCGCAAAATTTACAAGGGGTATTATGAGAAGAAAGTGAGACACGAAGGAGCGTGGGAACAGGCCACGTCCACTGGTGGCGGATAATAGTATCGCTTAACGGTCAGTTTTCGATGGGCTGACACCTGCATCTTCTCTTATTTTTTCACCGACTTTGTTTTTACATAAGTCGATTTTTAACTTAGAATAGAAATCGAAAGGAGTGGTGACACAATGGGAACAGATATTCGCCCCGAGTTATCAAAGAAAAACAGGTATTGGATAGAGAAGCATAGGTATTATGAACTGAAACATTTCTGTTTGCAGTATCCGATTTGGAAAAAAGCTTATTTAGCTTTAACTGATTTGAAAAGTAGACCTGCCGACATGGACTCATTCGCCAAGTTCAATAATCTGAGCGATCCCACGTGGAAAATAGCAGAGGCGAGGTTATATTATGAGAGCCGAATGAAAATGATTGAGGATACAGCAAAAAGAACAGATGATGTTATCGGTGATTATATTCTGAAAGCCGTGACGCAGGGGTATTCCTATGATACGCTTAACGTTCAGTTTGGTATGCCTTGCTGCAAAGAAGTGTATTACAAGCTTTATAGGAAATTCTTTTTGTTGTTGAGTCACGAACGAGATTAATCGCAAAAATTACACGCCCTCTTATGAAAGGGGGTGAGTCCTATGAAGCATTTTGTTGCGAAGAACGCAAAGCAGTTGTCAACTTGTTTGAAGATGCTTTACTCGGAACAAATAGGTTTTTCGGTCGATATTCAATTTGTGAATAAAGACAAGATTATCTATCTTGTGCTGGTAAACGTCGACGATAAGACGATGGAACAGCTTGAGTTCAAGTACAAGGTTTTGATTGGATAGTAATCCTCAATCAGGGTAAAGATCATGTTACAAAACATGGTCTTTACTTTTTGTTGCTGTTGTGATAAAATACTTAAAAAGGAGGGTTCGTATGAACGAAGATAAAAACAAAGAAAGAGTAATAATAACAGTCAGAGCCAGTGAGTTTGTAGAAGACGAAGAAGGCGGACACTTCATTCATTATGACGTTGAAAAAGA